TAGTATCAGTGTTAGTATTGTTAATAAATGTACCTTTCTGTTGCAATCTATCATTAGTATTTGACAATGTCATGCGTACAGCATCTTCTACTTTAACCCAACGATTTCCATCGTATTGAAATAATCTATTTGGCAAGAAATCAGTCCTTAAAAAATAATCTTGTAATGACGGATCAGCAGGGAATTGTATACCGTGCCCAAATGCTTCTCCGTTTGGCGGAATACCATCACCTAACAAGTATCCGGAATAACCAGATCTTGCAGGTGGTTCCATTAATCTATCAGCAAGGACGCCACTTGTAGTGTCAAGATCTGTTTGGTCTACAGTTAACAATTCTGTATTACCATTTTCGTCAACATTTAAAGTGTAAAAATGACTTGTTTCGTATCCAGATTTAGCAGCATCTGCTTCTGCTTGTTGTACAATAGCGTTATTAATTTGCATCTCTTTTTCGTAAGTAGAAAGTAATTCTCGTAGTGTATTGTTACTTCCTTCTTCTGCAGGAAGGTCTAAAATTTCTTTATACTCCTGACTATCCATAATTCTTTTAAGTTTGAGTCTGTACAAATGTGGATACCAAGTAGGTGAAAATCCTTCTGCGGCTCTGTTTACATCTTCTACTACAAAAAATCTTTTAAGTGCTACACTATAATCATTTAGTGCGTATTCGTCTTTTAAATGTGGCAGTTCAATTACATCGCCAGGCATAATTTTACGTCCTAATGTTTTTACACTACTGTTAATATGAACAGTTACCATAATCATATCATCATTTGCTAAAAACAGTCCAAATTGACTTAGGTTAAAGTCAAGATCTTGTACGTTATAAATTCCGCGAATACTGTAAATGTCTGGATCGTATTTTCTATCTCTATTTTCCATAAACAACAAATCTTGAATATTTGTTTCTTTTACAGAATCATAATGCGGTTGATCCGCAGTCGCGTTTTCTTCGTCTGGATTTGCGGGTCCTAAATATTTGTGAACAAATAAATCAGTACCGCCAACAGTAAACATTTCATAGATTCGCTTATCTATGAAGTTATAATCTTTGCCCTTTTCGGGCCTGTACAGAGATAATCTTGGCATACAACTATTTATCAGAACATAAATACTATATGGAGAACTGTTTGAATGGCTAATTTAAAAACAAAAAAGCAAGAAGTATTTGACTATGTTTATGCAATGCTTGGTGGCGGCATGGTTGACGTTGAACTTGACCCTGTACATTACGAAACAGCGTTACAAAAGGCATTTAGCCGTTTTAGACAACGTAGCGACAACTCAGTTGAAGAATCATATGTTTTTTTACCCACAATAGTAGATCAGAACTCTTACACACTACCTCAAGAAGTAGTAGAAGTACGTAAAATATTCCGCAGAAGTATTGGTTCACGTAGTGGTGGCGGAGATGGCGGAACATTGTTTGAGCCATTCAATCTTGCATACACAAATACTTATTTGCTATCAAGTTCTAACATGGGCGGACTAGCAACATATGATTTCTTTAGTCAGTATCAAGAATTAGTTGGCCGTATGTTTGGTTCGTTTATTGAATTTAAATGGAACACAACAACTAAACAATTAACATTGCTACAGCGTCCAAGAACAGAAGAAGAACTATTACTCTACTGTTACAATTATCGTCCTGATGAAAACCTACTTGATGATTACCTAGCAAAACAGTGGATTAAAGACTATACACTTGCTTCTTGTAAATTTATGTTAGGCGAAGCACGTTCAAAGTTTGCTACTATTGCTGGTCCACAAGGTGGCGGCCAGTTAAATGGTGATGCCTTAAAAGGCGAAGCACAAGCAGAAATGGAAAAACTTGAAGACGAAGTTTCAAAATCAGTACCAGGCGGCGTAGGATACGGTTTTACCATCGGTTAAAAAACTGCTTGACATACTCCTTACTTTATAGTAAACTATAGAGAATTATAGGAGACTTTCTTAATGAAATTACCAAAACTTTTAGTCGTAGGACACGGCAGACACGGTAAAGATACTGTCTGTGAATTATTAGAACGTTATGGATACAAATTTAAGTCTAGTTCTAAATTCTGTTCCGAACTTTTTATTTTTAACGATCTAAAAGACAAGTACGGTTATAAAGATGAAGAAGAATGTTATGCTGATAGACATAACCACCGTACAGAATGGTACGACATGATTCACGCTTACTGTAAAGACGATCTTGCTAGATTAGGACGTAATCTATTTGCCCAACATGATATCTATTGTGGACTACGCAACAAACGCGAATTCTTTGCAATGCAAAACGAAGAAATTTTTGATTATGCTATTTGGGTAGATCGTTCAGATCATTGTCACTTAGAGCCTGCAACTAGTATGACTATTGAGCAGTGGATGTGCAACTACACTATTGACAATAATGGTGATTTAGCAAGACTTGAAAAGAATGTTGATGTTTTAATAAAAACAATCTTTAAAAATCGGGGACTAAATCCCCTTGCTTCCAACGGATTCCTTCCTTCTGAATTAGACGTTGACAGTTTGCACATATCGTCTTCAGGTTGTTAGGACGACAGTTATCTAAATTTCCGTCTATATGAAAGACATTAAATTGTTCTGGGTGCTTAGATTTATAACCACACTTTTCACAGTATTCTTTTTTTTCATAACCACGCTGTTTCCATTTAGGTATTCCGTGGTTAAGTCCGTTGCGTAAACATACCTCGCACAACTTACGATAGTAAGTTCTTCCATTCTTTTTGTAATTTATAGCAGATGGTCGTTGTCCGCATTTGCATAAAGGTCTCATATAGTTATTTACCTCACCTTTTCAACCCCTTTTATTAGTGGCTTTGCCCATCTTTTTTTACTCAAATGAATAAATACAATGAATAGAAATCTATTTCCTATAGGAGAAAACAAAAATGGCATTAGTATCACCAGGTGTAGAAGTTAAGGTTATTGACGAGAGTTTTTATACTCCCGCTGAACCAGGGACAACTCCTGCAATCTTCGTTGTATCAGCACAGGACAAAGCAAACGCTTCTGGTACAGGAACAGCAGCAGGTACATTAAAAGCAAACGCAGGTAAACCTTACCTGTTAACATCACAAAGAGATTTAGCAGATACCTTTGGAGATCCGCTTTTCCAAGTAGACAATAATAACAATCCAATCCATGCAGGAGAGATAAATGAATACGGTCTACAAGCGGCATACTCATATTTAGGTATTAGCAACAGAGCATGGGTCATTAGAGCAGACATTGACCTAAACGAAATACAGCCAAGTGCAACTGCACCTGCTGCTTTTCCAGAGTCTGGAACATATTGGTTTGATACATCAACAACCAAATTTGGTATCCAAGAATGGAACAGCGCACCAGTAACAACTACTGGCGGCCAAAGTTTTGCTAATCAAGAGCCAATTGTTATTACTGACGTGTCATTTGTGACAGGTTCAATTACTTCACCAGGTGCTCCTAAAGCATCGGTAGGTTCTATAGGAGATTATGCAGTTGTTGCCATTACAACGCTTAACACATTATGGTACAAGTCAGAAGGTAACTGCCCAGGTTTAACAGCAGGCGAATGGGTAATGGTTGGTAGCGCAGATTGGTCAAACAGTCATCCAACAGTTAGTGCAGATAATGCTAACCCAACATTTGCTGCAACAGCAAATATTACAATTAACGGTACTCCTGTAGCAGTTAATTCAAGTGATTCAGTAACTGACGTTGCTGCAACAATTAACGGTTTAGCAATTAGTGGCGTATTAGCCGCAGTTGTTGATAGTAGACTACAGTTGTTTGCAGACACAGAAAATGCTGCAAGTATTGCAGTAGGTGGCGATGGCGACAGACTAACTGAGTTAGGTATTGAGGCTGACACATACTATGCACCAGCACTACAAATTAGTAAGCATACAAGTGTACCTGAATTTAAATCAGGTGATAGTGCTCCACGCCCAACTGGCTCTGTATGGGTTAAAACTACTGAGCCTAATGCAGGTGCTAAGTGGAGAGTTAAAGTGTTTAACGGTGAAACACTAGCATGGGATACACTTGCTGCTCCAATTTATCCTTCAAATGAGCAAGCACTATATGAATTAGATCGTTCAGGCGGCGGCGCAAGTCTAGCAGCAGGCGACCTTTATGTTCAGTATAATGTTGCAGGAGATTCAGATCCATTAGCAACATTTAAAATTTTCCGCAGAGAAAGTGCTGCTCCAACCAGTGTTCGTGGTAACAAAATACTTGCTGGAACATTAACAGCAGGATCAAGAGATTTTGATATTTCTGCTACAGATGCTAACAGTAACGCATTCAGTACTCCAGTTACAGTTAATGTAACTTATACAGGTACTACAACTGATGCATCAGATCTAGCAGGTGCAATTAATGCTGCTAACATTGATAATGTTAGTGCTTCAGTTGATTCACAAAATAGAGTTACAATTACACACGCACTAGGCGGCGATATCCGTTTTGTTGACACAGACGGTGTACTAACAGAAGCAGGTTTTGCTGCATTTGTTAGTTCTTCAAGTGGCACACCAAACTTGTATTATGTTCCAGGTACTGATGGTTCAACATCACCATTAGAACTACAAGCAAGTTTATGGAAAACATTAACATACGAAGCAAGTGATAATGAAGTAACTGCACTAACAGCAGACGGTGCTTTATGGTACAGTTCAGTTGTTGACGAAGTTGACTTAATGGTTCACGATGGTGATACTTGGGTTGGTTACTTAACTGCTACTTCACCATATTATGATGCAGATCCAAATGAGCAAACTGACCCTAACGGTCCTATTGTTTCAGCATCAACTCCAGAACTACAATCAGACGGTACTGCACTTAAAAACGGCGACTTATGGATTGACACTTCAGACATTGAAAACTATCCACAAATTTATCGCTTTAATGCAAACAAACTAAACACACCAATTAAAAATCGTTGGGAACTACTTGACAAAGCAGATCAAACAACTGAAAATGGTGTACTATTTGCAGATGCACGTTGGGGTACAGCAGGTAGCCAAGAAGAAGCAGCAGATATTACTGACTTACTAGAAAGTAACTTCTTAGATCCAGATGCACCAGACGGCGCATTGTATCCAAAAGGTATGCTACTATGGAACCTAAGACGTTCTGGATTCAACGTTAAGAAATTTGTACGCAACTACATTGATACAAATGACGAAAACATTCGCTTTAATGACGAGAATATGGAAACATACTATGAGCATCGTTGGGTAACTGAATCAGGAAACCAAAACGATGGTAGTGGTTCATTTGGTCGTAAAGCACAACGCAAAGTTGTTGTACAAGCTCTACAAGCACTTGTTAACAGCAATGATGCAATTCGTGACAACGAATCTAGACTATGGAACTTAATGGCTTGCCCAGGTTATCCAGAACTAATTGGCGAACTAATTAGTCTAAACTATGACAGAGGCCTAAGTGCATTTGTTGTTGGTGATTCACCAGCAAGATTAACACCTGATGCTACTTCATTAAATGAATGGGCAACTAACGTTAATTTAGCAGTTGAAGATAACGATCGTGGTCTAGTAACATCAGACGAGTACTTAGGTGTTTATTACCCATGGGGCTTCACAAGCGACAACTTTGGCAACAACGTTGTTGTTCCACCAAGTCACATGATGCTAAGAACTATTGCACTAAGTGACCAAGTTGCTTATCCATGGTTTGCACCAGCAGGTATTAGACGTGGCGGAATCACTAACGCTAGTTCAACAGGTTATGTTGATGGCGAAGGCGAATTTGTACCAGTTGCACTAAACGAAGGCCAACGTGATACATTATATGCTAACAAGGTTAACCCTGTAACATTTATCACAGGCGCAGGTTTAGTTGCTTACGGACAGAAGACACGTTCAAGAGGTAATAGTTCACTAGATAGAATCAACGTAGCACGTTTGGTTATCTACTTACGCAGTCAATTACAAGCATTGGCTAAACCATACATCTTTGAACCAAATGACAAGATCACACGCGATGAGATCAAACAAGCAGCAGAGAGTCTATTGCTTGAGTTAGTAGGTCAAAGAGCGTTGTATGACTACTTGGTAGTTTGTGACGAAAGTAACAATACTCCAAGCAGAATTGACAGAAACGAACTATACCTAGATATTGCTATAGAACCAGTTAAAGCAGTTGAATTTATTTACATTCCACTACGCTTGAAAAATACCGGTGAAATTGCAGGACTCTAAAGGCATAAATATATTAAGATAGGAGCAAATTAAATGGCGATTTCAACATTATCAAAGATTACAGTTCCATTAGCAAGCGGAGATAGTGCTTCTAATCAGGGTCTGTTGATGCCAAAACTCCAGTATCGCTTTAGAGTGTCACTGGAAAACTTTGGTGTTAGTACGCCAACTACTGAACTAACTAAACAGGTTGTAAGTGTTTCACGCCCAACAGTTGCTTTTGAACCAATAACATTAGATGTTTATAACTCAAAAGCATATTTGGCAGGTAGACACACTTGGAACCCAATTACATTAACACTACGTGAAGATGTAAATAACAACGTTCAGAAACTAGTTGGTGAACAGATTCAGAAGCAGTTCGACTTCTACGAGCAGTCAAGTGCAGCATCAGGACAAGATTACAAGTTTACAACACGTATAGAAATTCTAGACGGTGGTAACGGTGCTAACACTCCAACTGTTTTAGAAACATTTGAACTATATGGTTGTTTTGTAACAAACGCAAACTACAATGAACTTGCTTATGCTAATAACGAAGCGGTTACTGTAACTTTAGAGATGCAGTATGATAACGCTATCCAGACACCGCAAGGTACTGGTATTGGTACAGCAATTGGTCGTACAGTTAACACGCCAGTAACTGGCGGCGGCGTTTAATCTTTTAAACCTAATAAAGAGGGTCTAGTACCCTCTTTATTATTATGTACGTGGTTAATTAATAAGGATAAATATTATTATGGCATCATTTACAGGTTTTTTAGATCAATTAGGTAGTGCATTATTAAGTCCCAAGGGTAACCTTGGCGACTACGCACATGCCAGTAAACTTTTTATTAATGAAAATTTAAAGTTTGCTCCAAAACAGAAACATCTATTTCACTGTTTCTTTCAATTAAATTCGGCACCTGCAAGTATACTTCCAGAACTAGAAGAAAAGCATAAAACTGAAATAGGTATGCTTGTAAAGTCTGCTGATTTGCCTAAGTATAGTGCAGAGGCAGAAACTAAAAACAAATATAATAGAAAGAAAACAGTTCTTACATCGATTAGGTATGAACCAATA